TTTTGTGAGTTCCGCTCCCCGTCTCGCCCGCGCTTCCCCCGGCGCTAAAAGCGGTAAAAGACTACCGCGAACAGACCGGATTAGCCGTTACGGCGGTCTATTGCCGGGACGGAGAGACAACGAACATCATTCAAAAACCTATTTAATTATGGCAACTACGCAAAAAGAAAAGGCGGCGAAAAACCCGCTGAAAGTCGTAACCGGGACGCACCGCGTAAGTTACGTGCACATCAAAGAGCCGTCGAGTTTCGAGGAAGACGGCGAAAAAAAGTACGATTGTACATTCCTGATCCCGAAGGATCATCCGGATGTCGCGAAGATCGAGGCCGCGATTAAGGAGGCGTATGCCGCGAACAAGGAAAGCCTATTTAAGGGGCTGGCACGCACCAGTTCTAAGCTGTGGAATCCGCTTCGCGACGGCGACGAATGGTTGGAAGAGCACCCCAACGCCACCGAGTACGAAGGGTGCTACTTCGTCAAGGCAACATCGAAGAGCCAGCCGGCCGTGTTCGATCGCGACAAGCAAGATCTTATCGACCTGGACGAGGTATACAGCGGATGTTACTGCCGCGGCGTGATCGTCTGCTACCCCTTTAACAACAAGTCTAAGGGCTTCGGCTTTTACCTCAATAGCCTTATGAAAATGGACGACGGCGAACGTCTGGGCGGCTTTGAGGCAAGCCCCGACGAGTACGACGAAGAAGAAGACCTTACGTAACAGCCTAATTGGGGTGGCCGTTTGAGCGCCACCCCTTTTTACATATGAAACATCTACACATAGATATAGAAACGTATTGTGACCTGGACGTATCGGACGTCGGGGTGTACCGTTACGCCGAAGACGACAGCTTCCGCATAATCCTCTTTGCCTACGCATTCGACGGCGAACCAGTTACGGCGGTCGATTGCAGCGGCGACGAATACCCGGGCGAAAGCATCCCGGCGCGTGTGTGGAAAGCGCTGATCGATCCGTCGATACTGAAAATAGCCCACAACGCGAACTTCGAATACGTTTGTATCGGCACTTACTACGGCTTGCCTCTGGACATACGGCAATGGTACTGCACGATGATCGCCGCGGCGTATCTGGGTTTGCCGTTGGGACTGGACAAAGTCGGCCAAGTGTTAGGACTGTCGGAGCAAAAGGACGCCCGCGGCAAGTCCCTTATAACGTTCTTCTGTAAGCCGTGCAAGCCCACAAAAAAGAACGGCGGCCGCACCCGCAACTTGCCCGAACACGCCCCCGACAAGTGGGACGCTTTCATGGAATACAACGCCCAGGACGTCCGGACGGAGGCGGAGATATACGCATACGTACGACGTTTCCCGGCGATACCCGAACAGGAACGCGAATACTGGTTTTTAGACCAGATAATAAACGGCACCGGCATAACCGTCGACCACGAATTTATCGAGGCCGCCGTAGAGACGAATAACCGTTTTACCAAAGACGTACACGACGAAATAGTACGCCTTACCGGCGTCGACAATCCGAACAGCTTGCCGCAACTGAAAAGCTGGCTATTTAAGGAGCTAGGCTACCAGGTGCATAGCCTGGGTAAAGACTACCTAAACGACGCTATCGACGGCAACATGCTGCCTAAACATGTAGAACGTGTCCTACGGCTGCGACAATTCGCTTCTAAGACGTCGATAAGCAAGTACGACACTATGTTAGCCTACTACCAGAAGGACGGACGTATACGCGGTCTTTTGCAGTTTTACGGGGCGAACCGCACGGGGCGCTTCTCCGGTCGCGGCGTGCAAGTGCAGAACCTCAAACGCACCCTTAAGAAAGGCCTGCTAACAGCCCGCGAAGCGGTCATTAAGGGCGTCGCCGACCTGCTCTACGACGACGTGCCCGACGTGATAAGCAAGCTTACCCGCACCGCCCTCGTGGCGGCCGACGGGTGCAGCCTGGTCGTGTCGGACTTCGCCGCAATCGAGGCGCGCGTTATCGCCTGGCTGGCGGGCGAAGAGTGGGTTTTGGAGGTGTTCCGCACCCACGGAAAGATATACGAGGCTACGGCGGCGAACATGTTCGGCGTGCCGCTGGAAATGATAACGAAGGAAAGCGACCTACGCGCCAAGGGCAAGGTCGCCACGTTGGCACTGGGCTACCAGGGTTCGGCGGGCGCGCTTATCGCTATGGGCGCCTTGCGCGAAGGTCTGGACGAGGCAGAATTGCCCGCCCTCGTAAACGCCTGGCGGGCGGCTAACCCGCGTATAGTACGGTTGTGGCGGGAGGTAGAACAGGCCGCAAAACATGTCATTAAGAACAAAACGAGTTACGTACTGCGTAAACCGCATTGTACGATCAAGTTTTCATACGACCGCGGCTACCTCTTTATCGAATTGCCCAGCGGCCGCCGCCTGGCATATTACGGCGCCACTGTCGAAAAGGGTAGGTTAGCGTACTGGGGGATCGACCAGACTAAAAAAATATGGTGCAAAACGGATACTTACGGCGGTTCGCTGGTCGAAAACATTACCCAGGCCGTCGCCCGCGACTGCCTTTGCGACGCCATGTATCGCATACATAAGGCGGGTTATCCTATCCTTATGCACATACACGACGAAATCGTGTGCGAGGCGACCGAGATAAACGCGCCCAACGTACTGGCATTCATGGATAGAGTCATGAAAGAAGCGCCGGCGTGGGCGCCCGGCCTCCCGTTAAAGGGCGCCGGATACATATCTAAGTACTATAAGAAAGACTAACGCATGGTATACCAGGGAAGCAAGGCCGCTATCGCCGATAAAATACTGCCTATAATCCTCTATGGCCGAAAGCCGGGACAGGTTTACGTAGAGCCGTTCGCGGGTGGCTGCAATACCCTTTGTAAGGTCAGCGGACCGCGAATCGCCGCCGATCAAAACAAGTACCTTATAGCACTCTGGAAAGGATTGCAGGAGGGCGATAGCCTGAGACGACTATCGTATAGCCGAAATCTATACGACGGTTGCCGGATAGACGTCGCCGCGCAAGTCTGTTATTCGGATTTCGAAATAGGGGCGGTCGGCTTCATAGCCAGCTACGCCGGCAAGTTCTTCGGAGGGTATAACGCCACCAACGGCCGGCGAAACTATATCGACGAACGTATCCGGAATATCGAGAGACAGATACCCGGTCTTAAAGGCGTCGATTTCAGGCATACGGACTATCGAAAACTACGTATACCGCCTAAGTCTATCGTATACGCAGACCCGCCGTACCGCGGTACGACCGCATATAAAACGCCGTTCGATTACGACGCCTTCATAGAATGGTGTTACCGGATATCCGACGAAGGGCACCTGCTGTTTGTGAGCGAGTACGCGCCGCCGACCGGCGATTTCACAGAGGTATGGGCGGGCAAGGGATACACGATACTTAATCGGGTCAGAGACGAACGAACAGAAAAATTATTTACGCTAATATGAAAGGATTGAAGGTTTACGGCCCGTTGGCCGTCTTTGCAGCCCTCGCGGCATTAAAACTTACGGGCGTTATCGCTCTCTCGTGGTGGTGGGTTACCGCGCCGATATGGATAGCGATATTATTCGCGGTCGCGCTGGTCGTCGCCGTATTCGTGATACTACGTAACTCCTAAGTGTATGCGTAAAATAATACGAATATTCCCGCGCCGCACAAAAGCAACGCCCGACGATACCGATGTACGAATAAAAGCGCTTCGCCCTGCTATTACAGATGAAGCCGACGAAATACACGTGTCCGTAACCTTTACGTGGGATATACCGGTGGCTGAACGCATAGCCGAAAATTGGCAACGTGTGGCTTCGGTTAAGATCGGCGGTCCCGCATATAATAATCCGGGCGGCGACTTCGTACCCGGTATGTACCTTAAAAAGGGATACGTAATTACTTCGCGCGGTTGCCCTAATCGATGCTGGTTTTGTAACGTACCTAAACGTGAAGGCTTTAAGTTACGTGAACTACCAATAACCGAAGGCCATATACTGACGGACGATAACCTATTAGCGTGCAGCCCCGCACATATCGAGATGGTTTTTAATATGCTTGCCAGACAAACAGAGCGCCCCCAATTTACCGGCGGTCTCGAAGCAAAGCTACTGACGCCTTATTATGCTAAGCAGCTGCACGATCTACGGCCGAAGACGGTTTACTTCGCGTACGATACGCCTGATGATTTAGACCCGCTTATACAGGCGGGCAGATATCTATTAGACGCGGGATTTACCAAGTCTTCCCACGTCCTTAGGGCATACGTATTAATCGGTTACCGCGGCGATACATTTGACAAGGCGATAGAGAGGTTAACGGCTACCTGGGACGCGGGCTTTTTCCCTATGGCCATGCTATACCGCGACCAGACCGGCGACTATAATAAAGACTGGCGCCGCTTGCAAAGGGAGTGGGCTAATCCGATAATAACGGCCGTAAAGTGCAAAGAATTAGACGAACGCCTATTATGAAGGTAGTTAGTTTATTCGACGGTATAAGTTGCGGCCGGGTGGCGTTGGAACGCGCCGAACTACCCGTATCTCGCTACGTTGCGTTCGAAATAGACGCGAACGCGATTAATTGTAGTAAATGGAACTGGCCGGACATAGAGCACCGCGGGACGGTGGTCGGCGCGGACTTTTCGGAGTTCGCCGGTTATGACTTAGTAATGGGAGGTTTTCCGTGTACCGACCTGTCGCGCGCAAAACGAAACCGTAAAGGCCTAAAAGGCGAACACAGTAGTCTATTTTGGGAACTCGCGCGGGCGATAAGGGAGATTAAGCCGCGTTATTTTCTGGTCGAAAACAATTACGGCATGCCGAAGGCTGACGAAGCGATTATTACCGAAACGTTGGGCGTGGCGCCTATCCTTATTGATAGCGCCTTAGTATCGGCGCAAAGACGTAAACGCCTTTACTGGACCAACATACCCGGTGTCGAGCAGCCCGAAGACCGCGGTATCCACTTGGCCAGCGTGTTAGAGGCACAGGTGCCTAAAAAATATTACCACACGAGCCGCGCAATTGCATATCTGTCACGTGCGAGGGTTAACCGCCGATATATCAAAAATCCAACGTCGCAGAAAAGTCATTGCGTCACAGCCAGGTACGACAGGGTCCCGTATAACGTCTTGGCAGTGACGAACACAATGTATCAACGGCCGAGGGGGTATTGCAAGGGTAGGGTGTGCGCGGAAAAGGCGCCGGCAGTTACCAGCAGCAGTTACGAAAGAAATCACGACATAGTCAGTGCTGCCGTAAATGGAGAATACACGCTACGCAAAATTACGCCGGTAGAGTGCGAGAGGTTACAGACTTTGCCCGACGGCTATACTGAAATGCTGTGTGACACACAGCGCTATAAGACCCTGGGTAACGGGTGGAACGTCGATACGGTCGCCCATATATTGAATTACATAAATGTCGATATGCTATTATGATAACCTTAAAGTACAATATCACGTTGGATATCGCCACGGCGGCCACCCGCCGCGCGGCGAAATGGAAGAACAGACGCACCACCTGGCAGGACTTGGTCAACACGCTAAGCCAGACCGAGCGGACGCCGGAAACGTTAAAGCAGTATTTCGCCTACACGAAAGACCGACAGGACGAAATTAAAGACGTCGGCGGCTTCGTCGGCGGTTACCTCCGAGAGGGGCGGCGAAAGAAGGGTTACGTCGACTATCGCCAGATCGTCAGTCTGGACGTCGATTTCGGCGATTTGGACTTGTGGACGGACTTCGGGCTGTTGGAGTACGCCGGGTGCATGTACACGACGCACAAACACCGCAAAGATAACCCGCGCTTTCGTATCTGTTTCCCGCTAAGTCGTAGGGTAAGCCCGGACGAGTACGAGGCTATCGCGCGCGTGGTGGCGTCGTGGCTGGGCATCGACGCTTTCGACGACACGACCTACCAGCCGACGCGGCTTATGTATTACCCGTCGACCAGCAAGGACGGCGAATACGTCTTTAACTACTCGGACGCCCCTATAATGGACGCCGACGCGGTGTTGGCGGAGTTGCCCGACTGGCGCGACCCGACCACCTGGCCGGTATCGTCGCGTGTAAGGGAGGCGGTGCGGCCGAACAAGTCCGGCAAGGTCGAGGACCCCGAAGAGAAGGACGGCATCATAGGGGCGTTTTGCAGGGCGTACCCAATGTACGACGCGCTGGCCGAATTTCTCGACGAGGTCTACGCCCCGTGCGCGGAGCTGGGCGACGACCGGTACAGCCTTATCGGCGCCTCGACGTCGGGCGGACTGGTGGTGTACGACAACAAGCTGGCCTACTCGCACCACGCCACCGACATAACGAGCGGTAAGTTGTGCAACGCCTTCGACCTGGTAAGGCTGCACAAGTTCGGCGACCTGGACGACAAGGCGAAGCCGGGCACCGATCCGACCAAGTTACCCAGCTTTAAGGCTATGGCCGATTTCGCGGGTAAGCTGGCGCCCGTCAAGAAGGAGATCGTACGTGCACGCAGGGAGCACGCGGCCGACGACTACGACGAACTCGAAGCCGAAGCGGTCAAGACCGCCACGGCGGACGACTGGGTAGCTGAATTAGAGACCGAGGGCAAGCAGGGCAAGATAAAAAACACGATCAATAACGTGGTCATCATTCTGACCAACGACGAAAACCTAAAAGGCCGTTTCGGCTTCAACGAGTTCGAACAGCGCGAAACAGCCGTTAAACGCCTCCCGTGGGACAAGAACGTACATAAGTACCCGCGGCCGTTGTCGGACGCCGACGACGCCGAACTACGCCTATACCTCGAAAGGGTATACGATGTAACTTCTAAGTCTCAGATAACCGACGCGCTTACCGTCGTCGTACGCGCCAACAGCTACCACCCCGTGCGCGACTATCTGGACGCCGTCACGTGGGACGGGAGGGAGCGGTTAGACACGTTGTTTATCGACTTGTTCGGTGCGGACGACAGCGCCTACACACGGGCGGTTACGCGTAAGGCCTTTGCCGCGGCCGTGGCCCGTATATATAAGCCCGGTTGTAAATACGACTACGTGGTAGTTATAGTAGGCGACCAGGGCATAGGCAAAAGTACCACACTTGCCAAAATGGGCGGCGACTGGTTCAGCGACAGCATGCAGACCTTAACGGGCAAGGAGGCGTTAGAGCAGATACAAGGTAGTTGGCTTATCGAGTTGGGCGAACTGGCCGGGCTTAGGCGCGCGGACGTCGACGCGATTAAGCACTTTGTCAGCAAGAGGGAAGACCGTTTTAGGGTGGCATACGGCAAGAGGGTAGAACACTTCCCGCGGCGTTGCGTATTTTTCGGCACGACCAACGAAGAAGACTTCTTACGCGACGTTACCGGTAACAGGCGTTTCTGGGTCGTAAACTGCAAAGGCGCCCGTGGGCGTATCGATTTCCAAACGTATTTAACCCCGGCGACCGTCGCCCAGCTGTGGGCCGAAGCGAAAGAGCGTTACGCCCAGGGCGAACCGCTATACCTGGCCGAAGACGGGTTAGAGGAAGAAGCCCGCATAATACAGGATAAGCACCTTGAAAAGGACGAACGCAGCGGCCTGGTATCGGAGTACCTCGAAAGGGAGTTGCCGACGAACTGGGACGCGTTAGACCCGTACCAACGTCGGAATTGGTTACAGGACGAAAACAACCGGGGAACGGTCAAACGGGATCGCGTGTGCATCCTCGAAATATGGACGGAGTGTTTGGGCAAAGACCCTAATAGCATTACCCGCCGGGACAGTATGGAATTGGGGCGGATAATGAAAGCTATACGAGACTGGACGCCGTACGGAGGTGCACTAAAATTCAAGCATTACGGGGATCAAAAAGCGTATATAGCGGGGCAACCAAGCGCCGCAACCAAATAGGACGGTTGGTTGTTTGGTTGCGCAACCGAAAATTTTGGTTGCCCACCTTTGGTTGCCCTTTGGTTGCGGCTTAAATAACTATGGTAACGGGAGATAGAGACGCCCGCAACCAAACAACCAAAATATAGCATAATAAGTAAAAACATAAAAAAATTGATGAAATAGGCGAAAAACGGGCGATTTAATCAATTTATATGCCCGTGTAGAGATATATAGAAAACTTGGTTGTTTGGTTGCCCTATGGAAAAACAGATAGAAAAACACTTAGTCGAGGCCGTCGAACAGTTGGGCGGCTTGTGCGTAAAATTCCCGCCGCTATTCTTTCGCGGCTTTCCCGATCGCATAGTCCTGTTGCCGGGCGGCGCGGTCGTCTTCGTCGAGACAAAAGCCCCCGGCCAGCGCCCCCGGCTGATCCAAAGGAAAGTGCACGACCGCTTACGCCGCTTAGGCTTTCAGGTGGAGGTATTGGACAGCGTCGAAAGCGTCGACGGCTTTATCTTGACATTATGATACGCAGACTTTACGATAAGAAAAAACGCGTCTGGTACGACACCGACGCGCACCAGATACAGGCGTACGACCACCTTTACGCCAACCGGCGCGCCGCACTGTTCTTAGGCATGTCGCTGTCGAAGACCGTCGTCGCACTGTCTTACCTCTACGACATGCACTACCGCGAAGCGGCGATAACTAAGACGCTGGTAGTCGCCCCCGACAAGGTCGCCCGCATAACGTGGCCGGACGAGTTGGAGACATGGCAGCATTTAGAGGGCACGCGGTACAGCGTCGTCGCCGGCACGGCAACGCAGAGGGCGAAAGCCCTCGACGCCGACGCCGAAATATTCATCGTCAGTGTCGATAACGTGGCATGGCTTATCGACAGGTACGAAGGCCGTTTGCCTTACGATTGCATCGTTATCGACGAAATCGATTTATTTAAGAGCCGCAGCAGCAAACGATTCAAGAAGTTACGCAAGGCGATACGCACGATTGAGTACCGCGTAGGCATGACCGGTACGCCGCGGCCGAACAACCTTACCGACTTGTGGGCGGAGATTATGTTGCTCGACGACGGCGAACGTCTGGGCGATACCTTTGGCAAGTTCGCAGACAAGTACTTCACGACGCGCGGCAACGGCATGATCGTTTACGAGTATATCCCCAAGCCGGGCGCCGCCAACGTCATAGCCCAAAAGTTACGCGACATAGCCCTGACAATGCAGACGCGCGATATACTCCAACTCCCCGACCTCGTTACCGACGACGTCGAACTGACGCTATCCCCGTTCGACAGGGAGGTTTACGACCGGTTGGAGGAAGAGTACGCATTAGACTTTTTCGACAATAGCGAGGTCACGGTAAAGACGTCGGCCGACCTGACCAACAAATTATTGCAGATAAGCAGCGGGGCGATATACGAAGACCGCACGGACAATCGCGCCCCGCGTGTATGGCACGAGGTAAACACGGCGAAGATCGACGCGTTGGGCGCCCTGCTGGCGCGATATCCGGACGAAAACTTCATCGTCGTATACCAGTTCCGGCACGAGGTCGACCGCATAAAAGCCGTCTTTCCGTTCGCCCGCGAACTCCGTAAGGGCAAAGATACCGTACAGGACTTCCGCGACTGGAATAACGGTAAAATACGGCTGTTGCTGATCCACCCGGCCAGTGCCGGGCACGGGCTAAACCTCCAATTCGGCGGCCGGCGTATGGTGTGGTTTACCCTTACGTGGAACCTGGGCCACTACTTACAGACCGTCGCGCGCCTATTGCGCCGCGGCCAGCTTAAAGAGATTTACGTGCACCGGCTGATCGCCAAGGGCACGCGCGACGTACGTGTGCGCAACCGCCTGACGTCGAAAGACAGCGACCAGACGTTTTTAATGAACGAGATAAAAGATTTACGCGCAAAATATTATGGGACGAAGAAAAGAGATCATACCCGCGTCGCCGGCTAACGAGGCTAAGGCCGATGCCTTCATGCAGTGGTATGCAGCGAATATGGACAAATTGCGCCATTACGTGACCGAGTACGACGAAGATATCTTTACCGCCGCTTTCCTGCGTGCGTACGACGCAATCGCCCGACACGGCACTTCGGTAAAGAACAAGACCGCTTATTTCCTGCAAACGTACCGCGCCGCCTTCCTCGACAGCCGCAGGTCGCCCGCGTCCGGCAAGGTCGAGGAAGGCGTAATAGCGAACCTTGCCGCGCCGGATTTCGACAGCGACGCCTACGAAGATGCCGTGGCCGCGATAAACGCCGAACTGCTGGAATACGTCCGCCAGAATTACGACGAGGTCGCCGTGTCGCTATTCGAGATTTACGTCGGCCTATTGCCCGACATTTCGTATAAACGGCTATCTAACATGCTGGGGATACCGGCGACGAAGATATGGCCGGTAATCGGCCAAATCAAAAAAGACCTGGCAAAACGGTTCGCCGGAAAGCGGCATTTTCTGCTATCCCGCGTAGTCGATTTTTAGGTTTTTCGTCTTCATGGTATGGAGACTATGATTTTTTTGGTCGGCATTACCGCCGCTATCGTAATTAACACACTGATAGCCTATTTGTTAGGCCGGATATTAACCGAGGTTGTGACGTTACCGCTCGACTTCCGGCCGTTCAATTGCCGGCCGTGCCTGACGTTCTGGCTGACGGTGGCGCTTAACTGCCTACTGGCGTGGACGGCCGTCCCGACCGCATGCGTCGCGAACCGGCTGACGATCATATACGGCATTGCGGGTGCGGGCGTGCTGGCAGGCTTGATTAATTTCCTTTACATAAAACTTAAATTTCGAATTTATGACTAAGACGAAGAAGGGCGTAGACTATGGCAAGGTAACGCCCGCCCTGGTTAAGCAGGTCAAAGAGGTAATCGCCGATGCCGATAAGCACACGTACAGCGTGTCGCGCGTTTACGCGGCGCATAACGCCGCTTTCGGCCTTTCGGAGCGGCCGCAAACGTGCAGCAGCTGCCTACGCAACCGCGTCCGCAACCTTCGCGAATGGCTCGCAGGGTACGAGAAGCAGGCAAAACCGAGACGCCAGGCCACCGTTAAGGAGGCGCCCGCGCCTGCTGACGGCCCCGCCGGCGATGCCGCAACCGATCAAACGGCCGACGCCCCCGCCGACGACGCCGTGACTGACCAACCCGCCGACGACCTCCTGTAACGTATGGAAAGGCTGACCGGTAGGCAACTCTGGAAACTTCGCGCCAAGCACGGCCGTAACCGCATATTCGGTAACGCGGCCGTGCTTTGGGGCGAGGCATGCCGATATTTCGACTGGTGCGACCGCCACCCGCGCGAAAAAACCGAACTCGTGAAATACAGGGGCGCCGCCGAAGAGGTCGCCGTACCGTTGGGGCACATGTACTCAATGCACGAGTTGACGGTTTTCCTTGGCGTGTCAGGCAGCTACTTCCGCACCGCGAAGGGAGAATTGCGCGATAAGGTCGAGAAACGGAAAGCCACGGCCGCCGAAGTCGAGTTACTCGAAACGATCGAACGTATCGAGGGCATAATACAGGCGGAACAGATCGGCGGCGCGGCGGTGGGTATTTACGCTACACAGCTGGTAAACCGACTTAACGGCCTGTCCGATAACGTCAATGTAACGAACAGCCAGCCCGTCGTTAAGGTGTCCGTGCGCGACGCCGAAACGGACGCTTATCTGACCGAATTAAACGACCTGCTGTAATGGAAACGACGAACGTATTCACGAAGAATCTGGCCGCCTACGTCCGCCCCGGTGTGCGTACGATCGTGAACAAGGGCGGCACACGTTCGTCTAAAACGTGGTCGATCCTGCAACTGCTGTACCTTATCGCGGTCAAGTCGAAAAAGCCGCGCACTATATCGGTCGTATCCGAGTCATTGCCGCACCTCAAAAGGGGGTGTATCCGCGATTTTGAAAACATGCTCAAAGCCGAAGGCCTTTGGGATGAAAACGTTTGGAACGCGACCGATAAGATATACCGCGTTAACCGGTGCGAAATCGAGTTTTTCGGCGCCGACACGCCCGGCAAGGTGGCAGGTCCGGCGCGCGATATTCTTTTCATAAATGAGTGCATAAACGTGCCTTTCGACGTGTATCGCCAGCTTGCCACGCGTACCCGCGAAAAAATCATACTCGACTATAACCCGTTATATGACTTCTGGGTGGACGACAAAGTGTTACCGGCGGATAGTAGCGTACTGATACACAGCACGTACAAAGACAACGACATGCTTACGCCTGACCAAGTGGCCGAAATCGAGTACCAGGGACGGATCGACGAAAACTATTACCGCGTGTACATTTTAGGAGAGACGGGCAGCTACGAAGGTCTGATTATCCAGAACTGGGATATAGTCGGCGGCATGGTTCGGGATTTCAAAAAAGAGTATATCGGCCTGGACTTCGGCTACGGTGCACCGACCGCCGCGGAGCACATACGCCTTTCGGGCGGGGCGGTATGGATCGACGAAATTATCTACGAAAAGAACCTTACCAACCCCGATATCGCGCGCCGGATCAAGGATGCCGGATTAGGGCACGTTACCGTCGTGGCGGACAGTGCAGAGCCGAAAAGTATTCGGGAGCTACAAAACGCCGGTTTAACCGTGGTGCCGGCCGACAAGGGCGACGACAGCGTACGTTTGGGCACGCAGATCATGAACCGGTACAAGAAACACTATACCGCACGGTCGTTAGGCAGCATCGACGAAAACCGCAAATACCGCTATATGCAGGACAGCAGCGGCGAATATACAGGTAAGCCGATCGATAAGTTTAACCACGCAAAGGACGCCGAACGGTACGTGTTCTTAAAGTACCTGGGCGACGTAAAAACGGACTTTGATTTTTCAGTAATACGCGCATAATGATGATTAGCAAAAATTTTAGGATGTCCGAGTTTGGCGTAAGCGTTAAGGCGGCCGCCGCAGGACTCTCGAACGAGATACCCGAAAGCGTAAAGCCCGCGATACGGGCGTTAGTGCTTAACCTTTTGCAACCGATCTGCGACGCCAAAGGTTGGCACGACCGTATTAACAGCGGTTACCGATCGCCCACTGTTAATAGGCTGGTGGGCGGCGTTGCGACCTCGCAACACGTCAAAGGCGAAGCGAGTGATAACGTTTTCTACGAGGAGGAAGGCGGCAAAAAGGTGTATATCGAGTCTATCGAAGTGTTACGCGCGGTCGTGGCCGCCGATCTCGATTTCGACCAGATGATCGCATATCCGAACTTCGTGCATCTGTCGTACACCACCGCGCGACCGAACCGCCGACAAATATTGTACAACAAGTCTTACAAAGGGCCGCGGCTATGAAACGTGTCGCTTGTATAGTCTTATTGGCCGCCGCGTTCGGTCTGGGCGCATTGTCCTTTCGCGCCTGTAATCCGGGCGCCGCACCGCCGGAACCGACCGTGCGGCGCGACACCGTCATTGTCCGCGATACGATACGTTTGCCGGCGCCGAAGCCCGTTGTCGTTACGGTGGTGCGATACGATACCCTACGAGTGCAAACGGCGCCCGTAGACGACATAACGCCACCCGTGGCGACCGTTACCACTCCGCGCGATACGATGCCGCAGATAACGCCCGAAAACGACATTATCGTACCTATTACCCGGAACGTTTACCGAACGGACGATTATGCGGCCGTCGTCGAAGGTTACCGACCGCGGTTGGTAAGTATCGAACTGTATCCGAAGATCACGACGGTAACGAATACAATCACTAACACCCGTTCGCCGCGCTGGGCGCTGACGGTCGGGCCGGGCGTAGGGTACGGGCCGGGCGGCATACGCCCCTACATAGGTGTTAACGTGGGTATAGTTCTTTGGAGCAGATGAGAAAAGCCGCCTTTTATAGGGCGGCTTCTTCGTTGTCGGGCAATATGTCGTCTATCGGCTTGCCCAGTTTATGGGCTATTTCGCCTTTTAGTTGCCTTCGCATGATCCGGAAAAACGGCGCGTCCGGCCAGATGATGAGAATCGATGCGGACATAGACCAAAATTCGCACGCCGCCGCCCAGCCGGCCGCGACTTTGATGCCAACGAAACCCGTATCGTGCGCCAGTTTCTCGACCATAAACACGATAACCAGCGACGCGCCGTACGATAGCATCTTAAATGACGTAACGCGACCTAACTTAGATAAGGCAAACCCGCGCTTCTTGTATATCGACACGATCGTGCCGAAAAGGGCGTCTAACATTATCGCGGTCAGGACAACGTAGAAACAATACTTTTCCGTGGCGAAGAACGATCCGACGCCACTAAGGACGGCCAGAAACCAGCCGTAAAACGAATTACCCGCCTTCCTCAGAAGGTCGATATAATTGCTGAAAAAAAACAACATACGGAAAGGGTTTTACTAACGTCTTCGTGGTATGAATACCCCCGTGTCAAAAGGGCTTTGTGCTGATCCTTCGCCCGTGTCGCCGCCGCAACCGCAACCCGCTCCCGGCTGCCAAAGCGGATATCTATCGCGACACCGGCAAAGGTATTCGATAAGGTCGCGACCGAGTGCTTCGGCGTCGTCTTTCAGCCAGCGGCGTAACTGGGCGATGTCTTTTATATCCACGGCCTTACTGTTTTCGCTCTCCCGGACGGTTATACCCTTGTTCACAATCGCCGCCCAGTGAAACGGTATGCCTTGATACACGGCGTAAAATGACAGGGCGGGTGCTAAGATGAGTATAAGTGCCTGGTTGTCGGGCGTGATTTCGTCGCCCGTCGAGTTCGGCCGACTGGCCGCCCGTACCTGGTCTTTCAGTTCGTCGGTAAGCGGCTTGCCTAAGATACGTTCAATGTACATTTTTTGCGCGATACTTATGTACGGCACAAATTTAGTGACGATTGTATCGTCCTTTATCGGGCTGTTTTCCCTAAAAAGTTCCTCGTTGATTAAAATTGTTTCCATTTTTATTTTGTTTTTTCAA